CTTTTGAACGATTGCATTCAATTCAGCCGCAATCTGAGGATAAGCAGTTGCCATCTCCTGCGCGGCTTGTGACCACTTTCCTAGAAGTTGCTGAATTTGATTGGCTGGACCCTGAGATGGTGGTTGTTGCGCTCCGCCTTCGGGGGACGGAGGGGGAGGAGAACCAGCACCTTGCGGTGGTGCTCCTCCCTGATCGGGCATTGGTTGAGGCATCGTAGCCATTTCTTCTCCGTCTGTTGGGTTAATGGCTAACGATTAAATCTTGACAGCAGTCTTCTTGCTGTGGCCGCGCTTCCGACCGACCTTCTTCACATGCGCCTTCTTGGTTCCCTTCTTCGATACACGGTGCTTCATGGGATACGCTCCTTTGCGTGGTTGTCAAGTTTGGTGCAAAAGAAAAGGCCCAAGCCTTTTCCAGACTTGAGCCATTGCGTATTCCCGCTATTTTAAGAGGGCTTTTTCAAACACTCTGCGCTGCGGGGCGCATGTATCTCTGCGAATCTTCTAAAACTTAAACCAATCTCTCTCAATTTGTCAAGTCTTTTTTTAGAATTCTTTCGTTTTGAGACCCATAAGCGTCCTGATTTGCTTATCTACAGCGTCAGAATGGACTTTTGCCTTTTGCTCTACATTGATTCCAAGTATATTCCCGTCATTGTGAACAATGACGGTTTTTCCTGTCGATTCCATCTCGTCAAGTTCTTTTTTTAGTTCCTCAAGGTTTGTATTAGGCTCGACGTTAAACTCAGTCACGTAGTAGCTTTTCTGCGACATTACTTTGATTGCCATTCATTCTCTCCTATGTTCTTTGTTTTCTACAACATCAACTCTCTTTTACAATTCCTCTCGGAGTTCCACCGGCTCCGCCCTTAGATGCAAGTTTTGGATTTTTTTGTCCACTTGGTGGCCTTCCACCAGCATGTTGCCCCGCTGGTCCTTTTCCTCCCTTTCCGCCTTGCTGCTGCTGACCGCCTTCCAATACAGACGGGTCAATCCCCATTTCTTTCAGTTTTACAAAAGCCTTAGCCTTGGCGATTATAGCCATGACCTGCAATTCTGTCTCTTCATTGAAATACTTTTCCTTCTCTGTGCTTCCTGGAGAATCTCCCCAGTTGGCTATATCAATGGTTTTCATCACGGTAGACCATGACAATGGGGCACCGCTCCTCTTGAGTTGCAACATCATCATCTGACGCTGCATAGCGGTGATTCTGAGAAGTGTGTTCGGCACAGAAACCAGACGCAACTTCTTTGCAAAGAATTTCGCCCTCGTTAGACGGTCGTATTTTGAAGGCTCAGATGGAGCAGAACCGTTAATGAACTCGTCTGGAAGGTGGCTAGGAACAAAGTCATCAGGATTGTAGTCGAACATCTCCTTGGCTATCCCGTCAGGACCAACATATTCGATAAGCCTATCTGCGTCAAACCATTGAGGAATAAGCATTTTCATTCTTTCTCCTACGCGCTTGTTCCCCTTTTCTATCCTCATTGCTATGCCTTTGGCGATAGGACCAATAGATTCCAACATCTTGTCTGCTGTATCGTTGGCAATATTCAGTTTCATGTTGGCTAGGTTTCCAACATCGTTCAATCCTAACTGCGCGAGTTCTGCTTGCTCTAAATCCTTAACGAATTCTCTATGCTCTGCTCCTACTCTAACTTCTTCTGGTAATAGAGATTGGAGTGTCTTTCTCGGTTCATCCCCACCAAATAGTCCAAGTCTAGTATCAGGTTGGAACATATCCCAAGTCTCAAGGCTTTTACCTCCATTTTCGTCTGCCTTGTATCCTAATGGTGGGTCTAATTGGGTTGAAAGGGTTTGATCCATCAATCTTTTAATCTTTCGGATCGTGGCTTCTATAGACGCTACATCCCCTACCAACGACCGTCCCAACGCTTCCCAAGCCCAATCGTCTACCGTGTATTGGATGACTGGAATTTTTGAGTCCCAGTCGTAGGAAGTACCATCGTACATAACTTTGTCGAGTCCAGCAGACGTAATGATGAGCCGTAGGTTAGGGTAGATTCGGCAATCCTCCACCATTGCAGGGCGCATGTATGGTTGACCATTTCTTATACCTCCGAAGATCGGTTGCCCTAGAGTCGGAACCTTGTAAAACCAAGACGTTCCCTCCTCTCCACACTTCATCTCTTTTCCAGATGTGTTAATCCGTATATCCCTTATAAATGTGTACCTTATCTCTGTATAGAGATTTCCAAAACTGCGATTCTGAGACTCTCCTACCCTCCCATAACGATACATTGCAGCAAAATCCTGCCGCTGCGCCTGAATCATTGACTTGTAATTGTTTCTTCCTACCGTCTGGAGTTGACCTTGGAATAGAGGAAAGTTTGCACACGCCTCCGCAATGGGCATGTAATCATATATGGTTACCGCATAGGCATCCTGTACATCATTGCTGCGCGAAGGAACCTGTACAGGAACCACATCCAAGAGTCCTAGCGCATCAAATTTCATCTCCCTTGGACCAAAATGATATTCAGTCGCAACCACTTTAGGCCACAGGTATCCTATGCCCATTACTGTAGCATATTGCAGGACTCTGAGAATTTGGTAGGGAAAATCGGACTCTAAATAGACGCATTTTGAGACCTTTGTAAGCATCTCAGCCATTGCTTTATAGGCGGGAACATCAGAGCTAAATCCAGCAATTTCACGTACTTCCGCAAGTGTCTCGCAGAATTTCCGTATATTGTATTTTAGTTGGTTGGTTACCAAACCACTTCGCGCCTTGTCTTTGAAAATCCCGTCAAAGACACGTAGGTTTTTATCCAGATTACGGTAGCAGGATTGACCAGCTAACCAACCCTCACCCTCTAGAATACAATTTTCAACCCAACCTATTTTTTCAATAGCAGAAGCCTCCCAAGGTGGCACCTGCCATCTTACTGTTTCTAGTTCAGGCGGCACACTGCATCGCTTTCCTCCCGGTTCGCGCCGAATCCTTAGATTCGACTAAACGTACTATAAATCATATTCTCCCAATCGTCTACAACTTTATTCTCTACGCAAAACATTCTCTTTTTTAACGTCTTTCTTCATAGCCTTCATTATGAAGAAACGATTCTCTCTCGTGTTCCCACGGTTTCGGTCTATTCCCTAATCTTTCCTGCGCTGCGATAAGAAAATCCCTATTCAGATTATTCCTAGCATTTGCTATCAGAGTTTGCCTGTTGCGGCGAATCTCATTCAGTCCAGGCTCCTCAATAGACCGTCTTTCTTCCATGTGGGCATTCCACTCAGCCCGTTCCTGCCTCCTCTGTGCCTCAGATAACCGCTCTGCTTCAAATACGTTGTTACATATAATCTTCTCACACCCCTTAGGAGCGGAATAGTTTTCTGGGAGTCCTGTCATTAGTTTTCCAGATGAATCACGATAGAAAATAGGCTTTTTGTCCAGATGAGCGTTTTTAGATGTCCTCCCTGCCGTCCAATCGCTCATCTGTTGTACATTATGTTTCCTACGATCCAACCATTCTCGCAGACGGTTCCACCAGTAAGCAAAATCTTTCGGCTCTCCCGGAAAATCCATCCAGCGAGTGACTCCGCCTAATTTGCTGGTATAAGTCGCCCACCATTGGCCATCACGGTAGGAAGACAATAGCATAGAGTGACGTGAAGCGTCTCCCATGTATGCAATCACATCACGATCATCTTCTGGCAAACGCTTCTCAATTTTTATCCATTTACTCATGCGTTCCCCATAACATTTTTCCGAAGAAACTACACTAAACTTTTAGAAAAGTAATCTGTTTCATCGAGTTTCTCTTTCATGCTAAGATAGCCAGCTCTCGCCAAGAACTGATTTTCTTCAAGAGAAGATAGGTCTTCTATCTTTTGACCCATTCTAACCATAATAGCTGTTAGTTCAGAATACTTCTCAGTCAAAGATTCTTTTTTCGTTTTCATAAGACCTTTTTCTCTTACTACAGGGGACTCGTTATAGTAACCGGATCGACGTAATGAATCTGCAAATGGAGGGATAAGTGACTCATGGATAAAATGATCTTCGGTACATTGATTAACGTTCTCGTCTCTTTTTCCCATCGCACGAAAGTAATCCGCAAATTTCGGATACTTTTCTGTCAATGTTTCATATGGTCCTGATGGTTTCGTGAACATGTTTTCTCTCCTCTTTCAGGTTTGGAATTCATAATTTGGATGCCGCGCTGGATTTGAAACAGACAACTTCTTTACCATGCAAATACATAGTATAATGAAACTATGTATTTGTAAAGAAAATCCCTACTGCACGTTTTTTAGACATTTTCTCTCCCGTTAATCCTTCCAACTACCAACTGAAACCATGTGCGACATGCACTTACCTGCGTCTGAATCAATTTCCTTCTTCTGTGGTACATTATACCTTTTCTGAGAACGTGCAGAAAGATCATCGTAGGTGTGACAATTCATATAGCTTTGCGCTGCCGCTCGTATTCTGTCGTCATGTTTACCTTTCTGGTGAATCATTTTATCTCTTCCGTCTTCCACTAAGCGACGCTCCAAAGTCTTCAATTCCTCAATCAACCACTTTGATACAGGAACATACCATCCCCCGTTTACTGCCTCTACAAAGCGGTCCATGAGAATTGGAACAGTTATTCTAGTAGAGTACCAGCCTTCCCTATGCTTATTCTCTTCCTTTACTTTCCTTCCATCAAGCCTTCCGGGGATAGCGTGGTAGTTGAATCCCATGATCTTTAGCTGGTTTTGGCAGGTATCTCCTGGACCTTCAACCTGCTCAATAGAGAACTTTACCCCCCTGTAGTGTCCTGATTTTTGACCATACCATGTCGCCATAGCTGCTAGGAAAGGAACACTCTGAGCAGGACTGAA